TATTAAAAGAATACATCAAAGGTAAAAAGGATTTTGAATATATGTTTCCTAGCAGAAAGGGGAATGGTTATATAAATGTAGATAGGGTAACACGAATATTAAAAGAAGCTGCAAACTATTTCGGATTAAAGGATATAACGGCTCATAGTATGCGAAAGACATACGCTTACACTATTTATATAAATAACAATTATGATTTACTAACAGTAAAGGAAATGCTAGGACACAGCTGCATAGAAGAAACAAAGGTATACTTAGGACTAGATAGGGAATTGTATCATAAATATAACAAGACACTTAGTATGTTTACTAAGTAATTTTTTTTAAAATATTTAAAAGTCGCAAAATAAGGGAATTAAGCATTTAAACAAATCTTTTTTATTTCTACTATAATAAACAATAAAAAAATGAAAGTTGTATTCCCTAAGACAATAAGTCTTTAAATGTATGATTATATTATCATTAATGACATTCAATAAAATGATAAATAACACTATTTCGGCATCAATATTAGGCTTTAAATAGTTGAAAACACTATATTTCAAGGTGTATTTCGGCACTTTCGGCACTATTAAAAGGTTAATTTTTTAAAGCAAAAGAAGCTGAAATAATAAGAATTACAGATAGATCATACAGTAATTGAAATAAATTTATTAATCATAACTTTAAAAAGTTAAGTTAAAAAGTGAAACAGTCCCCCCCCAGGGTCAAAAATTTTGACACGGAAACCGACTGTAATAGAAAAGGTGTTATCTCTTTCTCCACAAGGTTTTTTGAGATTTTTTAAAAAATTTAATCCAATTTTTTTAGATTAAAAACAGATTTAAAAACAGTAACTATGATAAAATATATTTAAGCAATAAAAAAGAGTAGTTACTGGCAATAACTACTCCTGGTTTGCTCCTATTACCTCAAGTCATTGGGTACGTTACTTAAGAAAAAAGGAACTAATTAATTATTTATTTGTTATTTTTATTATACCAAAATAACAACAAAGTAACAACAAAATGACAACAAAAAAACATCAACTCGAGTAATAGGACAACCAAAAAAATAAATTTTAAATGGGGGTCCAAATCAATGTATGAATTAGAAAAATCAAATTATAGCTATTATCAAGCAGATAATACAGTTCAAATAAAAAAATATCTAGGAGAAAATCCAACATTATTAATGACAACAATAATCAGAGCCTTAAAGGGTGAAAAATCTTTAGTTCTAGCACCTACTGGAAGTGGAAAAACTAAAGAAATGATAACAATTTTAAAAGAGCATGATATAAAAGCAATTTTTATAGTTCCAAATGCATTTAATGTTGAACAAATAAAACAGGAATATGATATTTCTGGGGCATCTGGAGACATTTCAGTAATGCAAGAAATAAAAAAAGGAAACTTAATAGCCTTAACATGGGACAAGTTCGGACAGTTAGACGAAAGTATCTTAAAAGATTATATAGTTGTACTTGATGAAGTGCATCAAACTTACATAGATATGTTTAGAATAAATAAAATAAACAAGTTATATGAGAATTTAAGAAGCTGCAAAGGAGAAATACATATAACTGCTACGCCTAATAAATTAAACTTTGAACAATACAATTACATATTAGAATATAAACAAGAAAATAAAACAAATTATAATGTGTTTTTATATGACAAGATAGATGATGAAAAAATAATCGAGATAACTTCTAGAAGCAAAAAATTTGCACTATTTAAAAATGATAAGAAATATCTAGATTTTATAAAAGCCAGTATATTTAATAAATCTATTGACGTTGTAACAAGCGATTTAAGAGGTTTTTCAAAGGCTTACAATGAAATAGTTAAAACAGGAACTATAAAAGAAATAGAAGGCTTATGTAATACATCAGTATTAGTTGCAGGAGTTAATATAAAAGAACCTAATATAACAGATATAATAATTATCGGAGAGAAGGATATTGCAACAATAAAACAGTATATAGCACGATTTAGAAATTTAAAAACTGTAAATGTACATATTTTTAATAATTATAAAGACGATAGTAAAACTTATGAGATAGAGTGGTTAATTCAACAATTAATTAATGAAATATCAGGACAAATAGAAAAATTCAATCTAGTTAAACCAGAAGATAATTTTATACTAGAAACTTTAAATATAAAACCTATTGGACTAGAGAAAAGCAATTTTTATTACCTAAATGAAAATACCAATAGATACGAAATAAACGAAATAGGAATACGAAATCATGCTTATACAAATTATTATAATAAAGCTGCGATAAATAATTTTAAAGTATTACTGGAAGAATATTTCAATCACATAGAAATAATCGAACTAGATGATCCAAACAATAAAGCAAGAAAAAAGTACAATGAAATAGTAAAAATTGAAAAAGAGCAAATATTAGAAGAACTAGAACCACATAAAAACGAACTTGTTGGCGCTGTTCAACTTCTAACAGGAAATATAAATAATGAAATAGAAAAATACTTAGATGAAATAAGAACTACTCCAGAAGCTCAAAGAGAGATTTTAAAAGACTATAAAAATTATATAGAAAATAATAATATAGCAAAAATATTAAAGATATATACAAAGTATGTTATAAATAACGAGTTTCCTTATGATATAGCTTGGAGCATAGCAATTAAAGGAAACAGGTCAAGAGGTAAAATATTTGCACAAATAAATAACATTACATATAGAAAAATTGAAAAAAAATATAAAAAATATATAGATGATACAAATATAGAAAATAGATTATATAGACAAATAGTAAAATATTTTAAACCGAATATTAGTTATACTACCGAACATTTAGAAATGTTTATAGATGCATTTAAAAATATAGCACCTATAAAAATGACAACTAAAGAATTATCAGAAAAGCTAAATATTATATTTAAAATTAATGTAAAAAAGACAAGAGATGTGAACTCAGTAGACAATATATTTCTTTATAAAATAGTTCCTACTCAGGGCACACAAAAATTTATTAAAATTTTTACAATCGTTGATTTTACTACAATAGAAGATTTAAAGGAACAAAATAACTGGTCTGAAATTGACACAAAAATTTTAAAAAATTTAATAAATAAAAGAGTTAGAGAAATTGATAAAAAAGTACAAAAAATTGAATATGGTTTAGATATTTTTGAAGCTTAAAGATAATAAAACTATAAAAAAAAAGAATGTTGTCACACTCTCAAAAAAATATTGTTTAAATTTGTTGTTATTAATATTATATAGGAGTGTAAGTTGTTTTTCAAAAGATAAATTATTTTTAAATGCTGAAAAAATTAAATAAGCATAGATTATGTTTATTAGTAAGTATATATTTTGTGAGATGTAATTAAGAACTTACAGACTTAACCAGAAGGCAATTATCCAAAGTAAACTCCATATAAAAGCACCAATTAGGATTAGAAATAATAGTAATAGCAACTCAATCACTCCTTTTTATATGGAGTATGGTCAAAATAGAACACATAATATACACTATGTAGCGAGTTTTTGAGGTTATTTTTAGAGTTTCTACTTTTTGACTCCAAAACAGGGTAATTTTCGCTTATACTTTATAAATTAAAGTTGTTCAATTATAAAAAATTGTTGTGTGATTAGATCTTACACTATTAATATTATTTTTTAACTTAATTACTTAAAAAAATAAAGAGTGTTAAAAACACTCTTTTTTATTTTTCTTTTTTTATATATTTTTTTTCAATTAATATTTCTATTTCTGCAGACATAGTTCTTTTATTTTCTTTTGCTTTTTCCTGTAAAACTTCATAAACCCCTTTATCTAAAGTTATACAAAATCTTTTTTTATTTTCACCTATGGCCATAATATCCCTCCTATAAATGTTTTTTATTTTATTATATCATAGCGTGTTTAGGTGATGCAAATAGAAATAAAATGTTGACACTAGTGTATCACTAGTGTATAATTGAATTAACAAAAAAGTAATTTTAAATATAAAGTTACATAAGTTTTAAAACAATTTTAACCACTTAATTTTAAATGCTTAATCTTAAAATTAAAATGAAATCCGAAACCGAAACCGAAATCAGAAGGAAAATTTTAATACTTTTACAAATATAAAGCCACTCTTTCGACAGACTTTTAAATAATTAATTGCAAAATATAAATCTAGTAATTTCAAGCATTAAGCCCCTCCCCTCCCCTTTCTTAAATGGGGATATTGTAGGTTTTTAAGTTATAGGTGCGATATATAAGTATTCTGAAATAGTGGCAAAATTAAACTAAAAAATAAATTTAATTATAGAAAATTATATTAAAGTATTTATAGTATGAAAGGGAGATAATAAAAATGGGAGTATTAGACGAAAGAGGGAGAAGTTCTTTAAAAGTAAAAGATGCAATAAAAGATTTAGTTAATTGTTATAGAAAAAGAGATATTCCATTAGAAGAATTATATGAATTTCTTGAAAGTTTTATAGTTGAATCTAATTTACAAAATACATTAGTTGAGCAAATAATTGTAATATCTTTTTTAGAATATAAAAAAGAAAAAGGTGAAAGAAATGTCAATAGTTCGATATAAAAATAAAGATTTTAATGTATATTCTTTAGTTGTAAATGAAAATGGTAGGACTTTTGTAGCACCTGTTTTATTTACCGGAGAAAAATGGAGATTAATTGCTGCAACTAAAATAAATTTAAAAAAATATGGCTTTTCAAGATTTTTAGTTCCAAAAGGAAAAGGAATAATTGAAAATTTAGATATATATATAAATAACGATTGGTATATTTGTTAATATAAGTAAAATGGGGATAAAATTTATAATAGAATGTTTAAAATAATAAGAGGAGGATAAAAAGAATGTTTAATATTAAAACTCAAATTGGAAATTTTGGTACATTTAAAGATTTATATTTAGAAATGAAATACACAAATACAAATGAAGTTGATATTGAATGTACTTACTGTTTTGAACCAGTATGCGGAAAAATTAAAATATCAAAAGAAGAATTGGAGGAATTAGCAAAAAAAAATATGTTAGATAGTGATACAAATAAAATAATTAATCACTTTAAATAAAAATATATTATTTGTGGGAGGTGAAAAAATGACTATAAAAGAATTAGGAAAAATTATACCAAGTAATAAATTATATACAGTAACATACATAAACGGAAGTAAATTACCAGGAGGTACTGTAGAACTGAAAGACACGACTATAAGAGTTGTCGAAGATAGCATATTTTTTAAAGGTGACACAGAAGAAGGAAAAAGAAAAATAATTAGTATATATCAAGATGAAATATCAGAGCAATTAATTTATAAAGATACACATGGATTTTTTAAATTAATTGATGATTATCTAGTGATGTATGAAATACAGTAGATAAGTGATCGAGTTAAAAGATGACATAGAATAGTTAATTCTATGTCACTTTTTTTTATTATTAATATTTCAACATTCGTTATTTTTTCATCAAAAGAAATAATTAAAAATTCACTAAAAAACAGGTTTAGGCATTCTGACCATTTTCTGACTATCCGAAAAAAATACTAAAAACATACTGGCATAAAAGAAATAGTTTTATGCCATTTATTTATTTTTAATTGAAATTTCAATGTTTTTTACCTATAAAAAATTAAAGATTTATATTATTTGTCAGTAAATATTTTTTGTAATACATAAGTATTGCAATATGTATTACATAAATGTATAATATAAATTATAAGGAGATGATTAGATTATGAGTAAACCAATATCATTCAGATTAAATGATAAGGTAGTTGAAAAATTAAATTATTATTCCGCTATAACAGGAAAAACGAAAGCAAATCTTTTAGAAGATGCTTTAGAGCATGAGTTTGACAATATAAAAAGACAAAGAAGTGGTGGGTTTTCTTTAAGCCTTCCAAATAGTCAAATGGTAGATATGCCAAGTGATGAAGATATAAAAGAACTAGAAGAAGTGTGCAAAGCTTTAAATTCTAAATATGGTCTTAATTTTATAGTACAGTATTTAAAAGCTAGAAAAGAAGATTCCGAAGATATAAAAAAACAATTCGCTGCTAATTTTATTCAAGATTTAACTTATGAACAAAATTTATAAAGAATAAAAAGGGGGGTTGTTCATGCAAGAATATTTGAAAAAAGAAATAAAACATAAAAAAGAGCTAATAAAAGAACTTAGAAGTAAAATAAAAAAAGCAACAACTTGCGAAGAAGTTAGAAGCTTAGGGGATACTTTAGAAAAAGTCTTAGAAGAATTAGAAGAAGCTAAAGAAAAGTTAACAGAACTAGAAAACGGTGAACCTTCAGAACCTTCAGAGGGAGAAGAAGGAGATAGTGCATCAAGATCTAAAAGTGGAACGAAAATAAATCCAAGTGATTTTATGCGTGGAAATCAGTCTTTTAATTTAAATACTGGTGAAGCTTTCTCAAGAGTCACAGACACTATCGAATTAAGAAAATCAGGACGAAAATTTTCCGATAAATATAAAACAGTTCAAGATTTAAATCTTGGTAAATATATTCGTGGTCTTGTAACTGGTGATTGGACAGATGCAGAAGCAGAAAAAAGAAGTGTTACAACTTCATCAGTTGGAACTATAATTCCAACTGTTTTAAGTGCTCAAGTTTTAGATACTGCATTTAATAAATCAATTTTCTTAAATTCAGATGTTCCAGTTGTCCCTATGACAAGTAATAACCTTACTTATGCAAGAATTAAAAAAATAGGGACTCCGACTTTTGTAAGTTCGGATAGTTCTACATCTCAATTTGATGAAAAACAATTAAGTGAATATTTCAAGGCAGAAATGGCAGAAGGAAAAGAAATTGATTTCAATCTAGAAAATGTAACTTTAAAAGCCAAAACTTGTTATACATATGCTTATGTAAGTTTAGAGTCTATACATAGTGCAGAGAATCTAAACGAAATATTAATAGAAGCTTTTTCTAATGCGATAGCAACTGGTATAGATAAAGCCTTTTTATATGGGGTATATAATTCCGAATCAGAAAAATATGAAACCTTCGCTCCAGATGGAATTTTAAATGATACAGAGATACTAACAATAGAGTCAACTAAAGCATCATGGGACGATTATATAAAAGCAGTTAGTAAAATTAAAAAATATAACGGATTACCAACAAGTTACGCAATAAATTCGCAAACAGAAGAATTGTTAAATTTATTAAAAACAACAGAAGGACAATATTTAGAAAAACCAAAGAGTTTAGATATATTAAGTCCAGTTGTAACAAATCAATTAGAAAGTGATCCAACAAAGGGAAATACATCTTTAGTATATGACAAAGAAGCTTTAATTGTTGGTATGCAAGTAAATTTAAACGTTCGAATGATAACCGATTCAGATTATTGTGTAAAACATGGGGCAGTAGGATTCCAAATATATTCAATGTTAGACTGTAAAACTTTATATCCTCAAAAAATATGTAAGATTACAGGCATTAAATAAATTAGTCCTCTATCATAATTATATAAATATTTTAATATAAGCCTTGTAGTTAAGTCTTAATTGCAAGGCTTATAAATAATATTATGGAGGTGTTTGCATGGGTAAAAAGCCGTCAAAACCTATAAAAGATATTGAGAAATTAAAAGATATAAGAGATTATTTAAAAAGTAAAAATGAAAGGGATTATGTTCTTTTTATGCTAGGAATAATGACTGGTTACCGTGCAGGTGATTTAGTAACCTTAAAGGTTAGAGATGTAAAAGAAGCTTTAACTTCAGGAAAGTTTATAATCCTTGAAGGTAAAAAAAAGAACAGTAAAAATATAAGAGATAAAAACAGAAAACCTAGAGAGGCAGAAATAATTCCAGAACTAGAAATCATATTAAAAGAATACATCAAAGGTAAAAAGGATTTTGAATATATGTTTCCTAGCAGAAAGGGGAATGGTTATATAAATGTAGATAGGGTAACACGAATAT